CGCCCTTGCCCTCGTTGTAGGCAATGATGGTGCCAAACTCCCAGCGCACCTGCTGCCCCCAGTGGCTGCCGATGTCGTCCACCAGATAGCCGATGGTGCTGGACTGCGGGTCGCCCACCAGCCACTTGTCGTATGCCCAGACGAGGTTGCGTGCTCGGTACTGCGCAAAGCCCACCACCGTGGTGGTCAGGGTAAACCACACCTGATCGCCCAGCGCCTCGGATGCGGCTGCGTCATAGACGATGGTGCGGTCTGGCAGGTGCACATACAGGTGCTCGTGCGCCTTATCGTTGCGTGCCTCCATCTTCACCACAGCCAATTGCACCTCAGTGTAGGTCTGCAACAGCTCGTCGATTTCCTGTGTGCTTATTTTTGTTGCAGTCGCGTTTGCGCCGAGGTAGATGCCTGGGGCTTCGTTGCGGCCGCTGCCCAAAAAGGCGATGCGGTCGATGTAGACGCAGCAGGAAAAGGTGCCGACCACGCCCTTTTGGATTTGAGCGCCATCGATGCGTGCGAACGGAAACAGCTCGCCGCCAGTGTTGTCGAACACCTCGATGGTGTTGCGGTTGAGAGCGTAGACCTCGTTGCGCAGCTTGAGCAGCGCGACCACGGGGTCGGGGTCGACCTCGGAGCTGCCGTACTTTAGCGGGTTGACATCCAGCGGATTGGACAGCTCGGTGACGATCAGGAACTCGCCGTCGGTGGTCATGAAGTAGCCGTCCACCCAAACAACATCAAGCACGACGCCAAGGTCTGGATCGGTCACTTGAGTAAGTGCGCCGTTCCAGTAGTACAAGCGCCCACCGGATGCAATGGCCAGGCGGTCGAAGCTGTAGTCCATGGTCACCAGAGTGTTGACGGGGCCGCCAACGTCACCGAGCACTGTCACAGCGCCATTGCTGGCCACGGTCACGAGCTTTGTACCCATGACGCGGTAGCAGACGCCGTTCCAGTTGATGCCGCCACGGTCGATGCCTGGGCCGCTGCCGTTAGCCACGAGGCCATCGCCTGGTCGCAGGTAGCCGGTGCTGATGCCGCTGTTCTTGGGCACCGGCACCATGTTGACCGGGTAGGACGTGCGAAAGTCCGGTCCGTTGTCCGTGTAGATGCCGTTGAGAATTGAGATTTGCATGGTTACTTCTTAGCCTTGTTTCGGGCCGAGATTTTCTTGGCCTTGGCCTGTGCGTCAGCTTTGCTTGACGCGCCCCAGGCTTTCAGACTGAGCAGCAACCTGGTCGGCTCGCCGTCTTTGTACTCAGGGCCGGGGTTGTTTCCCATGCGTGCCAAGAACGACGCCCTGCGTGGGTTGTCGCCGGACTTGACAGGCGGCTTGATGTTCTGGCCTGCAGCCTTTAGGCTGGCGCGCCCAGCAGCGTTCAAGCCGCCCTTGGGGTTCTGCCCCTCCTTGCGCTGCCATGCCGGTGTTTTCATCGGAACCTCGCAACCTTGGCAGCCACCTTCTTGGGCTGCTTGACAAATTGCTTGCCTGCCTTGGTGCCCTCGCGCTTGGCCTTGGTGGTGGCAGCATACTCAGCCGACGACAAAGCCTTGATGGCTTTTTCGGGCAGGTAGCGCTCACCGGTCTCGCTCGACGGCTTGCCGGACTTGGTGCGCCACTTTTGCGCGCCCCAGTCCTTCAGGCTTTTTTGCGGGGCTTTCATGACTTGTAGCCTCCGCCCTTTGCCTTGTACTCCTTGGCCAACAATTGCGCCTTGCGTGCAGACCACTCACCGGCAGCAGTGCCCTGCACCGATGCGCCTTTGATCTGCTCAAACAAACGCTTGCGCATCGTCGGCTTGGTGTAGACCCCAGCCTTGTTGACGGAGGACTTGGGCTTGGTGGCCATTACGCGGCCACGCCTTTGATGACTGCGAAGTTAAACACAGGCTGCTCAGTGGTCGTGCCGCCAGTGGTGCGAAATGTGATGTTGAAACTGCCAGCCGCCACCGCAGTGACCATCAAGTCGTACAGGTCTGTCCCTGATTTTTGACTCAAGACGATGACATCCGTTGCCGCCACAGTGCTATTGGTCACAGTAAAAGTTGTCGCACTGGTTGTGCCTGCTGCGCTGAACAGGGTTATCGCACCAGTTGTTTTATCAAGCGTCACACCTGTGGTTCGGCTTGTGCCTTGGGTGACTGCACCGCCTGCGCCTGTCGCATAGCCAATGCCTGCGGTGCCAGATGAAGTGACTGCACCAGTGGCCGCCAGACTTGTGCCTGTGGCCGCACCGATGTTTGGGGTGACCAGTGTTGGTGTGTTTGCAAATACGTTCGCACCTGTGCCAGTCTCATCGGTCAATGCTGCTGCGAGGTTCGCCGATGTGAATGAACCCAAGGATGTGGCGTTGCCGACTGAAGTTACAGCGCCAGTAAGGTTTGCGTTTGTGGTGACATTCCCTGCTGTAAGTCCAGCCGCAGTGCCTGTGATGTTTGTTCCAACAAGTGCAGATGGTGTGCCGAGTGCGGGGGTTACCAAGGTCGGGCTTGTGTTAAACACCAACAGACCTGTGCCGGTCTCATCTGTCATTGCCGCCCGTAGATTGGCACTGGTTGGGTTGGTCAACCATGCAGCAATACCTGCAGCCAAAACTGTCTCAGCATTGATGTTGTACCAAGAATTTGTCGGCTGGTAAAAGCGATAAACAGCCGCGCACCCTGCGCCCAAAGCTGTGACTGCACCATAAATGGCAGATGCGCCGTTCAAGGCAATGGTCAGCGAGCTGATCTCTTGCGTTGAGGTGATGAGCACCGTAGTGCCATCAGGCACGCCAGTGTTAAGGGGCAGGGTAATCGTTCCTGATGCTAGCGTTCCAGCGGGTTGCAACAGCATCCACTGTTGCTGGCTGACTGGTGTCGGGACGGTGATGTTGAACCCGCTGCCAGGCACATAGAGATTTACTGCCAGCGTGGGGCTGGCAAAGGTCTGCTGAAAATACTGCAGCAGCGCATTGATCGACATGCGCCGAGCGTCGCCGTTGTTCGGGGTATAGACGGGAATCTGATCGCCAGGTGAGACCTGGCCGATGACGGGTAGTTGATTGATGGATGGCATGATGGTCCTTAGTTGTATGTCAGTGGCCCATCAGGGCCAGCGTCCACTGGGTTGTAAGGCGGTCTGATGAACGGGTTGTCGTAGACGCGCCAGGGCTTGTTGCCTGCGCCTGCTGGCATGGTGGCTGGCAGTTGCTGCTCCAGCGGGAACGTGGCGCGCTGCAGCAGGGTGTCGTAGCCTTGCTTGCCGGTGGCCTTGGTCTCGGGCATCACCACCTTGCCATAGCTCGGGGCCAGGCGCACAGCCAAGTTGCAGATGATGGCCTCATAGGCCGAGTCGGGGACGTTGGTTTCCTCATCGATGCCGCCGTCTTGGGGGCTGGACGGGATCGGGTAGCCCAGCCGGATGCCCTTGCCGTTCCAGTCGGCCATCATGGCATCGAGCCTGCGCCTGGCAGTCTCAAGCTGCTCAGGCTGAAGATCAAAGGCATAGGACGCAAGGCCGATCTCTTCGAACGCTGCGCTGATAAATTGGCGCTTGCTGTAACCCATGCTAGGCTCCTTGTGCCAGTGCTGTGGCGATTAAGCCACTTAGCTTTTTGTCTGTGGTGCGACCGTTGAACGGGATGCCCAGATCGGTGGCCTTGGCCTGCAGCTCGTCGCGTGTCGGTGGTGCATCGTCCTGTGGTGCATTTTGCACCTCAATGGTCGGGGCATTCATAGGCGATGGAAAGCAGACCTTTGAGGCTTTGCGCTCAATGGCCTGCTGCTTTTTAAAGCGTCGTTTTTGCAGCCGCAACTCTTTCCACGGGGCAAGAGTCTTGTCTTTTATGATAGCGGCTGACTTGATCATTTCATCTTCTTCATCGGTGCTTTGCTGGGCTTGCCTGCGGCTTTCGCTGCCTTGCTTGCCACGTTCAAAGACATTGCCACGGCTTGCTTTTGGGGCTTGCCGGACTTCATCTCCATTGCAATATTTTTACCGATGGTCTTTTTTGAGTAACCTTTGGTCATTGGCATGATTCGCTCCTAAGTGAGACAGGCCAACATTTCTGCTGGCCTGTCGGGGTTTATCAACCGATACGATAGACGACGAAGGTGTCAGCCGCAGTCTTGCGGCAACGGAAGCGTGCAGATGCACCAGACGTTGCAGCAGTTGCGGCAGCACCCACGATGGTCACGTTTGTGTTGACCGTGAGGGTCAAAGCAAATGCAGCCAAAGTGATGACGCTGAAGTCAAACGAATCACCAATCGCCCACTCAGTTGCCAGATCAAGGTTTGCACCTGTTGGCAGTTGAATGTCGCGTGATGCGGTTGGGGTAGCGGTAATGATGCCAGTCAACACGTTAGCGGCAGTTGCCGCCATCGAGCCACCGTCAGCAATGTTGGCTGGCGCATCTTGAGGTTGCCAGTTGCCATTGTTGGTGATGGTAGGCGCAACACCCACTGCATAGTACGCACCCGATGCACCAGCTTGAATTGTCACGCTGGTGGCATTGGTGAATGCGCTCGACACATAGGTGGTGTTTTCAACCGTAGTCAGCAAATCCTGTGAATCAGGAAAGTTGGGGAAACCAACTTCTTGAAACACAAGTGCTGGTGAATACGCCTGCACAGCGATTTTCTCGCCAGCAGGCACAGTGACGGTGGCCGTGCCTTGGGTAAAAATTACGTTATAGCTCATGATTCACTCCTTACTGACCGAACAGCAAAATGCCAGACATTTCTGGCTGCTTATTGACCACGCCGAACAAGGTATCGAGACGATACTTGGTCTTCATCGTGTTCACATCGTACTGCTTTTGCATCACCAGCTCGATGCCCTGGTCGGTGCTTGCACGCATCACTGCGACACCAGCGTTTGAAGGCACTGCGTAACGGCCAGGCAGGATTTCCAGCGCATCTTTCTGCCAGAAGCAGTTGATGGGTGCTGCGTTGACGTTCAAGCGTGTGATGGTGCGGCCAGCGGCTGCAGTCACGATACAGTTTTGATACTGCAACTCAGCGTCAGTGCCACCCTGTGCCGAGATGATCGGAGGGGTGATCACGCAGGTCGTAGCATTGGTCACGCTCACCACACGGAAGGTCTTGGAGAAACCAGTGCCCTGTTTGGTGATGTGATGCACAGCCTCAACGCCTTGAATCTGGATTGGCGTGCCTGCTGGCAGGTCAGTGGTGCTGGAGACCGTGATGGTCTGGAAGCGGTTGTCCACGTTCTGGGTTTCGCCAGTGATAGCGGTCTGGGTTGCTTGTGGCACGTAGTAGTTGCCAGCCGCAGCCAAGGTGCTCATCGTTGGGTCTGCACCAGTGCGAGCCGCGATGCGGTTTGCGTAGTCCAGCTTGTAGGTGTCAAAGCCTGCAACCATGCCGACGTACGAGCGCTCGAAAGCGTTGTTCGACTTGCTGCCTGCGAAGCTGCGAGACACGGATGCGCCACCAGCTCCACCAGCGATATTGCCAGCGATGCCGTTGTAGTCGCGTGAGGACAGGGCCATGTAACGGTCAAAGGCTTGGACGCCCTGCTCGTTCATGATCGAGTCGCACAGTGCGATGTCGTCGTAGTCACCAGCAGCGGTGTTCACGGTCACGACCAGCGAGCCTTGGGCTGCGGCCACGTTCATGATAGCGATGTTGATGTCGGAGGCCAGCTTTTGCTTTGCAGCTTCGCCCAGGCGACCTTCTTGCAAGGCATCACGCAACTCAAGTGCGTCCAAGATGAACGGCACAGACTTTTGAAAGCCGAGCGTTGCAGGGACGGAGAGCTGGGTGTAAGCCGTGAAGTTGCCGGTCTGGTCCATGCCATCGTACGACTGTGCGATGTAGGGCTGGGGACGGTAGATCACGTTGTTGGTGCGTTCCATCATCGAGCCGTCGGTGTTGTAGACGGACACGTTGCGGGACAGTACCAGCGCGTCGTTGAAGCCTTCGAGGATGTCCTCGAACGCGACGCGCTCTTCTTTGGAAAATGCATTAGACATTTTGGTTTCCTATTCAAAAAAATTATTTGGAAGCTGATCGTTTCTGCGCTTTGTACTGGATGACTTTCGTCATGTTTCCAGTCCTTGCTGCTTCTTCTCTCAGCCGATCAAGGGTTGAGTCCACCGCGCCAGATGATCGTCCAGTTCCCGAGACAATACGCTCCGGTGCGGGTGCTGCCCTGCGGTTTGTAACTTTCAATTCTTTCTCCAGTTTCGCTACCGCAAAGGCAAACTTCACGGGGTCGGTTAATGTTGCGAGTTCCGCTGCCTTTTTCGGGTTCTTGCCGAGTGCAT